GGATGATGATGACGAAGCACTTTCGTATTTTGCGAAACTCGCTGCTGAATAACACAAGAAAGGGGTTCGTTAGAACCCCTTTTTTTATGGCATTGTAATATTGGTATTTTCTGTTTTTATAGTATTATCATCTACATATTGAGATGATCTACCATATACCATTATATCTCTAAAGTCATTTAAGAATTGTTGTAGATATTCGGGTTTTAATAAGTAAATATTTCTCTTTTCATCATTTAAATCAACTTCATGCTGCCAATATGATACACCTTTTTTTACATTACTTCCAGATTTAGTTGTATAATGATCTCTATCCCAATATGTAATACTGAAATCTGAATCTACTCTTTTACCTGCAGGTAAAATTAAATGTCCATCAAGATCTTTTATTTCTTTTGTTACATAATATTTGGTATCATTTATTTTTGTTCCATATTTATTATCAACATAATTCCATAATTGATTATTAGGAAGAGGCCATTCGTCTCTAATATTAATTATATTAGAAGTTGTTATAACAACCCAATCAAGTTCATCGCTACCATAATAATCTTCTGCTACATTATCTGGTCTCCATCCATCTGGAATTTGATATTTGTTAAACAGAGTGAATACATTTTGAAGATCGTCTCTTAATTTTGATCTACGAAATATATTTTTTGTTTTAATATAATCAAGAGAAGAATTTTTATCTTTTAAAAATGATTGATATTCTAAATCTGGTAGTTCTCTAAAGTATCCCATTTTAATATCCTACTGTGTTGTCTGCATCATTTCCATCATCATCAAAATAATCAGTATCATAAATTGGTTCAATTTCTTTAAATGTTAGATCCATATTCATTGATATTGGTGTTCCATCATCATATGTTGCATATACATTTTCTCCAGTATAATTTACATTCATATCGGTAAGAAAACATTGTTTAAATTTATGTAAGAATGGGTGATTTTTACTTCCTTGTCTATATCTTAATTCAAAAATATTTGGACTTTTTAATAGGTATTGATTTCCTGCTTGAGTTGTTTTAGTTTTTGGTGCCATATTAAGTTTGAAAGATCTTATAATCATTTTAATTTGTACCATTTCATCTTGACTTCTAGGAGTCATTTTAAATGAAAATCTAAAACTTCTTAGAGTTGGACCATTAAATAATAATTCCATATTTGGATTAAATATTTCTCCACTTTCTCTTGCAAGAAGTTGATCTGCACTTACATTTCCACCAAAAATTCCAACTGCTTTTGATGCTAATTTTTTAGTTATGAGATTTTGAGCTTCTGCACTAGCAGTGTTAAATATATTGGTAGTTTCTGTACCTACTGATGTTCCTATTGCTTTCATTTTTGCATCTAAACCTTCTTTACCTACCGAAGATTTCATTATATTTTCAACTGCATCAGCTCCCATAGCAGTTAAAGTGTTTAAACTATCTTCTGCATATTTGACACTATTACCATCTTTAACATTAGATGGTATTTGTAATAATATACTACCTTTACCTATTATTCCTTTTTTTGCTAATGATCCAGATGTTGTACCTCCTACACTTTTAGCTGCACCAAGACTTCTAGTTCCAGCTGATCCAACTACTGAACCAGTTAGTTGTTTTGATGATTTATATTCTACAATATCTATTTGCAAGTAATCTGTATCTTGTGTTAATGATTCTAATGGATATCTTAATATACCACCTCTTGCTTTTATAGCACTTTCTTTTTTATTTTGTTTTGATTGTGTTTGTGTTTTTTGTTTCTGCCATTCTTCTGCTTCTTTAAATGCTTTTTGCTCAGTTTCTTTATAATCTGCAGGAAGACCGCCAATACCCTTCTTTGCTTTTGCAGCTAATCTCTTAGCTTTCTTGTCAGCTTTCTTTGCCTTATACTTTGCACTCCATCCCATATTTTTCTCGACCTACTATATTTTTAACTATTTAGACGTATTTTTCCATAAGGTATTCCACGTAGAGATTCTATTTCTTCGTTTGTTGCCATATAGAGTTGTCCTACAACTTCATTCCATGTATATTGTCTATCTTGACCCCAGTGAAAGTTTAATCCTTTAAATCCCCATTGAAATACATCAGTAACTGCCACTAATGGAAATTCATCATATTTAACACCTGGTGTTTTGGGTTTATAAACAAAAGTATAGTAATTTCCTGCTTCAGGAATTGTTCCTGTTTCTGGTAATACTTCTATTATTTTAAGCATTAAATCATCTGGACTTTCAATTCCCAACATATTATTTTTTATACTTGAAATTCTATCCATTACTTAATACCCAGTTCGTTTTCGGTTAATACTTTAAATTCTAATCTACGATCTTTACAATATTCTGTTGCTGCTTTCCATTTTGCTTGATTTTTTGCATATTCATATACTTCATATACATATCCTTTTGTTTTTCTTTTTTGAACTTTTGGTTCTATACATTGTTTCTTTGGTTTTATTTCGATTATATACTTTTTAATTTGACCACTATTTTCTCGTACCTTAATATAGAAGTCTGGAAAGTATCTATGGTATCTATTATCTATTGGTGACTTGTAAGGAATAAAGAATTCTTCACTTCCCCACTCTAAAATATTTTGATTACTATCACAATATTTCATGAACTTTAGTTCCCATAAAGAACGATATATTATATTAGTGTAGTCTCCTTTATATTTGTTAGGAATTTTTGGTCTAAATTTTCCTTTATAAGCCATCTAAATAGATAATAATATAGTAATAATATAAGGTATTTAGAGTGGCAGAGTCTATTATTCAAAAATTATCAATGAATGAAGCCAAGTATAAACTTGGTAAAGTGGCATTAACTAATTACTATCAAGTTAATTTTTCTGTATTAAAACCTACAATAACTGATTATCTTAATAATATTGTTGGTTTAAATGACGCTTCAAATTTTTTATCTAGGGATGCAGGAATACTTTGCTCTGAAGCATCATTACCTGCAAGTGCATTTGCGACAGCTGAAGTAAAGGATAATTTTATGGGAGTACCTCAAGAATTTGCTCATAGTCGATTATATACAGATATTGATTTTACTTTTTATATTGATGAAGATTATACTTTGTTAAGGATTTTTGAAGGATGGATGGATTATATTTCGGGTGGTTCTAATGTTGATCCTGATCATAAAGCATTTTATAGAAGATTTACATATCCCGATCAATATAAAGTAAATACTATGTCTATTCAGAAATTTGAAAGGGATTATAGAAGACAGATACAATATGATTTTAAAAATGCATTTCCTAAATCAATTACTTCTATTCCAGTTTCTTATGGTGCTGCAGATATTTTAAAAGTTAGTGTTACTTTTAATTATGATAGATATGTTGTAAATAGAAAATATGGTGCAAGCACTATTAGTAATGATACTCCATCAGAATCTCCTAGTGGTGGTCTTTCTCTACCAAGATTAAATCGATTGGGTGTGGGTGCAAATGATCTAGATAACTCTAATATTGCTTGATAAATAAACATACTGAAGTGTAAAAACATTATGCCTTTACCAAAAATTAATACTCCAACCTATGAGTTAGTATTGCCTTCTACTGGAAAAAAGATTAAATATCGACCATTTTTAGTAAGAGAAGAAAAGATTCTTATTATGGCATTGGAGACTGAAGATATGAAACAGATTACTAATGCTGTTGTACAAATATTAAATGAATGTATTTTAACAAAGGGAGTAGATGTAAGTAAACTTGCTACTTTTGATATTGAATATTTATTTTTAAATGTTCGTGCAAAATCTGTTGGTGAAACTGTTGATGTAAATATAACTTGTCCTGATGATAATGAAACATCTGTTGAAATGCAGATCAATATTGATTCTATTAAAGTGCAAAAGACTAGAGGACATAAGAATACTATTAAAATAGATGATCAATATTCTATGAAACTTAAGTATCCAGCACTTGATGAATTTATTAATAGTAATTTTGACGTTGAAAATGAGACAACTGATGTTACTAAATCACTTAGTATGATTAGTTCATGTATTGAAATGATTTATGATGATGAAGAAAGTTGGGATGCTGCTGATTCTACTAAAGAAGAATTAGAAGAATTTATTGAACAATTAAATAGTAAACAATTCAAACAGTTAGAGAAATTTTTCTCTACAATGCCAAAATTATCACATAAAATAAAAGTAACAAATCCTAAAACAGGAGTTGAATCTGAAGTAGTATTGGAGGGATTAGCAAGTTTTTTCACTTAAGTATGGCTCATACTAGTCTTGAGTCATACTATAAGGTTAATTTTGCCTTGATGCAACACCATAAATACTCATTAACAGAGCTAGATAATATGATGCCTTGGGAAAGGGAAGTTTATGTGACTTTATTACAACAATATATTGAAGAAGAAAACCTAAAACAGCAACAACAGAGTGGCGTTTAATTCTTATTTAAAACCAGAATCTACATCGAAACCAAAATTGGGGAAGACATCAGTTTCTTCTTCTATATTTTCTGGTGGAACTAAACTTAATGTTACTCCTAAATTTACTTTTGGATCTGTTGCTAGATCAATTGGATCATCTCAGGAAATAACTAAACTTGATCCTATAGAAGTTCCTCAAAAAGGACCTGATCTTGGCATTAGTAAAATTCATGCTACTATTAGTAAACTTACTGCACATGTAAGAAAATCTTTAGGTAGAATAATTAAATTAGAAAAAAGAGTAGATGTTAATGCAAAGAAGATTACTCTTTTAAAAAACGTATTAGAAGCAAAAGATAGTTTTGGTGGAAAAGAAGATCCATTAATAGAAACTAATAGGATTCTTGTAGAGATACAAAGTCAATTGGCAATAGATTTTGCATCTAGAATTGCTGCAAAAGAGGATGATCTATCGGATGCTAAAGTAGGTAAAGAAAAGAAAAAAAGAAATCTTGCAGAAAAATCTATAGAGGGTATAAAAAGTGTAGCAAAAGGTATTGTTAGTACAGTTGATGCGGTATTTACTCCAGTAAAAGGTTTTTTTGAAAAAATTAAAGAGTTTGTTCTTGTTGTATCTGCTGGTATTTTAGCAAATGAATCTTTTGAATGGTTAAAAGATCCTAATAATCAACAAAGTTTAATTAATGTTTTAACATTTATAGCATCACAATGGAAATGGATTGTTGGTATAGTTGCTGGAGTTATTGTTTTTAAAGTTATACGTAAGATAGTAAAAATAGTAAAAGGAATTTGGAAAATTCTTAAATTCTTAAATAAAGTTAGAAAGGGTATAGGGTCAATATTTAAACATGGGTTAAAAAGAGCTGGAAAACGTGCAGCACTTAAAGTTGGTGGAAAAGTAGGAGCAAAGACTGGTGCAAAATTATTAGGAAAAAGTGCTCTTAAAAAAATTCCTCTTGTTGGTTTAGGTGCAGCATTATTTTTTGCTGGACAAAGAGCATTATCAGGAGATCTTGCTGGTGCTGGTCTTGAATTGGCATCGGGTGCAGCATCTACAATTCCTGGTGTTGGAACTGCAGCATCTGTTGGTATTGATGTTGCTTTAGCAGCTAGAGATATTAAGAATGCAGGTAATGAAGATAAAGGTCAAGGTGGATCTAAAAATAGAAGACCTGGATCTAGATCTTATATTCCTAAGAGAAATGAGAAACAATTATCGGATAATACTCAGAAGATGATTAAATCAATATCAAATTCTTCTTCTGATGATTTAAATATAATTGATATTGATATTCCTACAATTCAATCACCACCACCTGAAATTAAAACACCATCAGCAGGAAAACCCAATCCTGTTATTAAGGTTTCTTCTTTTAATATGATGAATGAATACATGATAAAAACACCAGAGTTGCATGGTATAGTATAGAATTATGGCAGTTATTAAAGTACAAGAAAAACAAGTAAAGCAACTTAGAATAAATGTAACTAATATTAATAGTTTTCTTATTGATAGTAATAAAAAATTGGCAAAATTAAGAAAACAAAAAGAATTAAATAATCAGAGATTAGAAGAGAAAGAGAAACAAAAAAAAGAAGAAGCAAATTTAGAAGCAGCTAATAAAAATACTGAAGGTGGATCTCTAAAAAAGAATATTATGAAATCTTCTTTAAGTTTATTTGATAAAGCTAAAGAGTTTTTTGGACTTTTACTTACAGGAATAATTGTTAATGAGTTACCAAATATTGTAGATGGTATTAGTACATTTATGGATAATAATGCAGGTTGGATTAGTGGTATTGGAACATTTTTGATGAGTATTGTAAAGGTTGCATCTGGATTAATTAATTTATTTAAGAAGGATAAACCTGAGATAGATTCTTCAGTAAAAGAAGGAAATGCAGCACTTAAAGAATTAACTACTGAATCTTCTGTATTAGATTCTATGGATGAATACCTTAAGAATGAAACTAAAGAATCTGAGGATGAAATGTCTGAAGACAGTGAAAGTGATAATAAAGAGAATAGTACTTCTGAAACTGAGAGTCAGAATACTCCACCAAAAAACGATTGGGCAAAAGAGTTAACAAACGAAAAACAATCTGGAATTCAAAATGAGAAAAAAGAAAATCCTGAAGGTAAGGGTGGTGGTGGAGAAAAACCAATTGTTGGTCGTGTAGGATCTACAGGATTATCAACAGGTCCTCATGTTCATATTGAGAGTGGTGATGGATTTGATGGTCGGGGAAAAGAAATTCCCGAACATATTGTAAATAATGTACTTATTAATGGAAAATCTATTGATGAATATGAACTTACTTCAAAACCAGGACCAAGAAATCATCCAGTAACGGGTGAAGTAAGTGAGCATATGGGATACGATTATGCTGCTCCTTTAGGATCTGCTATTACATTGTCTGGTGGATTAAAAGTCGTGGAATATTCTCCTGGAGAAAATAATGGGTATGGAAATCTTTTAGTTATACAAGATTCTTTTGGAAAATTATATAGTCTTTCACATTTGCAAAGTGGACCACAAAAAACTAAAAAAGTTAAATTAGATGATAAGAATTTAATTCGTGGTAAAGGTGGAAGAGATTTATCTTTGTTGACAAATAGTACTGGTAGAAAATCTAGAACTGTTATTATTGCAACTCAAAAGGTCGAGACAATGGTTCCATATCCACAATATATTCCAGTAGGGTAAAGAAATATGAGTGCATCAAGAGCTTCACTATATACTCATTTAGTAATTGATAAGGACGGTAAAAGAGTTCCTCTTCAAGGAAAAACTGTTGAGTTTGAATATTTTGAGAGTTTGTATTCTCCAGTAATTACTGCAAATTTGGTTTATAGTGATGCTGGTGGATCAGTTCCTGCAGAAAAAGATCAAGATTCTGCTGGTAGACTTGGTAGTATTAAAGATTCATTACCTATTACTGGATATGAAGATTTAGAAGTAGTAATTTCTAATGATTCTGGAGAATTAAATTTTAAGAAAAACCCCTTTAGAGTTAATGGTGCTCCAATTCTTGGTCAAGAATCTAATCGTCAAACAGTTCTTTTACAATTAACTTCAGTTACTGCAGAAGAAAATTTACAACCTAAAGATCCATGTAAAAAGTATATGGGTAGAATAAGTGATACTGTTGATAAAATATTAAAAGATGAACTTAATATAAGTGAAGATAAAATTAAAATTGATAGTACAAGAAACTCATATAATTTTGTAACAAAGGGAAGAGGTGGATTAGATTTAATAAATGATTTGTGTAGAAAATCTATACCTGATCAGGGTGATCCTGGATATTTTTTCTATGAAACTCAAGATGGTTTTAATTTTAAATCAATAGATAATCTTATTAGTCAAGAACCAGTACAAACTTATAATTATAATGGTATTTTGATTGCAAATTTAGATAATAATCAAAATGATTTTAGAATTTTACTAGAACCTTCTATACAAAAAGATCAAAATGTATTGAAAGCATTGGAGTCAGGAACTTATTATAGTCGTAATATATTCTTTGATCCTAGAACTTTTGCTTATGATGAATTAACTTTTAATTTAAAAGATGATGGTGTTAAAAAAACACTTGGAAAAATTCCACCATTTGTAGATAAAGTAGAAACATATACTAAAACAAATTGTCATGTATTGGATGTTGGTAGTTTAGATCCCTATGTTAGTATAGGTATTAATAATGATCCTAAAGAATGGCAAGCAAAATCTATAATGAGGTATAATCTTCTTCATTCTCAGATTATGCATATACAAGTTCCATGTAATGTAAAATTAAAAGCTGGTAATATTATTAGATGTGAATTTGAAAAACAAAGTGATGAAAAAGAATTGGGTTCAATAGATCAGCAACAAAGTGGAAATTATTTAATATTACATCTTTGTCATCATTTTGATACTAAAAATTCATTTACATCTTTAACTGTTGTTCGTGATACTTACGGTCTATATACTAATAAAAAATAATGTCTAACCAAGCTCCTTCATTTTTTGATAAAGCACCAGAAGCATGGACTGGAAAAGTTGTATCAATAGCTTCTCAAAAAGAGCAGGTATCTGGTTTTGGTTGGGGTACCAGATATAAGGTTCGTATTTTTGGACAATATTCTGAGAATGATAATATTGATGATAAGGATGTTCATACTGCAACTGTAATGATGTCTCCTACTGATGGGAGTGGTTCTGCTGGTAGGATGAGAACAGTTAAAATTACTCAAGGTGATATTGTTTATGGTGTTTTCATGGCACCTGATCAAGGGTTTCCTGTTATTCAGGGGGTTTTGGGTCAAACTAGAGATAAAGTTAATAGTGGTGGTAAATTTGGATCAGAGTCTGGTTTTACTGAAAGTAAAAAACCAGGGTTAACTGGAAGACAAGAATCTAATGAGCAGAATGGGGTAACTATACCTGGAATACTTAATTGTAAGGATAATGTTGGTGGTGGAGTTGGTAAGTCTTCTCCTAAAGAGGCATTTCAAAAAATGGGATTAGATGCAAATCTACCATCTGAATTGGGTTCTATTTCTAAACCAGATTCATCTAAAACTAATAAAAATATTCTTAAACCAGATAGTTATGTTAATAAACCAACTAATGAATTGCAAGTTGGTGAATCAAATGATGAAACAATTAGAGACTCACTTCAAGAAGAAGAGAATGTTAGAGCATGGAATGCTGGTGAAACACCAAGAGAAGTTAATGTTAATCTAGTAGATGGTGGTGGATCTGAACCTAATTATGGAACTCCAGAATGGGATGAATGGAATAGGAAAGAAAGTGAGTATGTTAGAAATAATCCAGATTCATCTGGTTTTACATTACAGTAATAAATAATAAGAAGGAGGATATTGATACATAATGGTATTAAAGATTAACGAAACTGTAGAATTATTAAAAGGTGTTACTCCACCTTCAAAAATTCCTTCACCTAAACAGGTTGAGTATTTTTCTCAGCTTATAAAAGACAATCCCCAAGATCTAGTTAATAAAGGTATAATTGATAAGGTTAAGAAACAATGGCCTTCTCAATTAGGATCTGTTTTACCTAGTACACCAGAATCTATTGCTAATTTAGGAAAATCTGATCTTAAATCTTTTCAACAAAGAATGGGTCAGTATAAAAAACATACTGAACCATGTTTACCTTCTGCTATTGATACTATTGGTAATACTATTATATTTGCAGATCCTTGTAAAGATAATTTTTTTGCTAAGTCGGAAGCATATTTAGAGAATTTTTTTAATAATATTACTAAAACTTCTAGTTTTGCTATGGATCTTCCTGGTGAAATAAAGGGTGTGACAAAGCAGTTAGGATCTGCTTCACAATTACTTGTTGGAAAAATTGGTAATAAACTTACTGATGAAATGATTAAATTTTCTCAGCAGGGTATGACAAATGTAGCAGATAGAATTTTTAGTAATCCCATTTATGCAAATAATCGACCTGCTGCACTAGCAAAAGTTATTCAAGAACAGACTGCTCTTGTTGGTCCAATTAGTAATATGTTTGATTCTACCAGTTGTTTAACTACAAAAGTTGGAGATGCTTTACAAGATTCTATAAGTGATATGTTAGTTGGAATGGCAAAAAATGTACTGAACCCTAGTACTTGTGCTGTTCAACAAATGATAGGTGGCATTACAAATAAGATTGGATCTGAGATTGATGATGCAGTAACACCATTTACTGCTCCATTAGAAAAAGCTTTTGGAATTGCATTTAATGTTAAAGAAGTTGCTATGGGTGGAATTCAATTAGCACGTAAAACTGAAAATCTTTTTAATTGTGGGCAAAAACCTAAATGTCCTGCTAGTTCTAAATATAAAATTGGTTCTGGCACACAAAGGTCTAAGAGTCAGAATGAACAGCAAGGTCTTTTAGATAAAGCATTTAATGCTGCACAAACTGCTTCAAGTTTAGTTGATCAGGCACAAGGTGCTATTCAAGGAGTTGGCACTCAATTAAGTAATTTTGAAAAAGAATATGGACAATGGGAAATATTTGGATCTAAAATTAATGAGGCAGCAGATCATGGTATTGGTCAAGATTGTTATACTGGAAATATTTTTAAATGTGGAGCACCTAAGGTAGAATTTTTTGGTGGAGATGGGATTGGTGGAGCAGGAAAAGTTCTTCTTGGTAATTTTATAGATAAAATTGATCCTGAAGATATCTATGGGACTATTAAAAAAACTGGTGGTATTCTTGGTGTAAAGATGAGTGATCGTGGGAATGGATATACTGAAGAACCGATGATAGCATTTTCTGATAATTGTAATCAGGGATATGGTGCTTATGGAAAAGCAGTTATTGATAAAAATATGAATTCTCCAACTTATGGACAAATTATAGATATTGTAATTACAGGTACTGGTATTAATTATCCAGTAGAAGAAGAAAAACCTTTATATATTTCAAATGTGATTATTGAAAATCCTGGTAATGATTATTCTGATGATGATGTGATTGATGATCCTAATTTAGAATTAGTAATTACTGACGGACAAGTTACTGGTGTTAATATATTAGCACAAGAACCATTTGAAATATTACCTTCAATTGATATTATTAGTTCTAGTGGTTATGGTGCAGTCATTCTTCCAGTAATGAGTGATGTGAAGATTACTACAGAAGCAGTTCTTAATACTTCTATTGACTGTATTGGAAATTATACTAAAAGTGGAGAATAGTTAAATGAGCAATCAAGAAAATAGGTGTTTAGATATACCAACCCAAAAGTTATTATTTGAGAGTGGTTCAGAAAGAGAAGAAGCTCCAGGAAAAGCTGCATATTGGATGCAGTCAATGACTGATCAGGGTATTAAGTATAATCAGAGTTTGCATGAGGGTAGTGGTTTATCTCGTCATTATGCAGATAAAACACTACAAGTAGAGTGTGGTCAACATGTTAATCCAAGTGATAATGCATACACTCTTGTTGCTCATAAGGGCAATATTGGAATTGATGCTTCTAAAGGGCATATTTTAATAAGTGCATCTCAAATTACACTTGATGCTTCGGATATAGTTATTAAAGGTTCAAGTATTAAAATTGGGGAAGATGGTACAAGTAATATAGATCTTGTAGCATCAAATATAAATGTTTCTCCAAATTGTGGCAATATAGGAATACATCTTAAAATTTGTAATAAATTTAAAGCACTAAGTACAAGTTTTGTTCAAGGTGAAATGGATAAATTAGTTAGTGGAGTATCTAAAGCTTCGACTGGAGGATTAGTATAAATGACTGGGGTAGGTAATCAAAATATCAATACTGGTGATTCTGTATTTAATGATGTATATATTTACGGTAAGTTAGATTATGATTTTAGTGGTGATAATATTGCAACAAATGATTTAGATGTACTTGGAAATTTAACTGTTAGTGGAATAGCTACATTTAAAAATGATGTTTATTTTGAACAGAATGCAATTTTTCCTTATCTAACTGTTTTAAAAAGATTTCAAGTTGGTTCTGCTGGAACAATATTATCTGCAGATGCACATACTGATACTGTTGGTGTTGCTAATACTGGTGCTATCCATAGATTTCAAGTAGGAGGACCTAATACTAGTGGTAGTGGAGAGACTGCAGATAAAGCTTTTGTTGTTACAAATCTTGCTAAGATTGGAATAGGTACTACAACTCCTAGACAGAAATTAGATATTGAAGGAACTGCTATTGTTGGTACAGGATATTCATTTGGTATTGGTATTATTCAACCAAGGCAAGATCTAGATGTTATTGGAACTGGTGTTTATAGTCAATCAATTGGTATAGGTAATGAAGAACCTATAGGTGCATTTCAATCAGGACAAGGTGATGATTCAGTAACTATTTTAAGTGGTATTAATACTACTATAACAAGAGTTGGTATAGGAACTACAAATCCATATAATCCTGCTGCTATAGCAGATCTTGATGATGGTGTACATGGACCGTTAAGACTTGCTGTAGAAGGAAGTATATCTATTACAAAAAATATTTACGATAATGCTGGATCTCCAGGTGCAAATAATTGGTGGTTAAGAAGAGATGAACATGGAATTAGATGGGTAGCACTTACACCAGCATATGATGATGGAATTTATATTCAGGATGAAGGATCTTTTCTTCCAACAGATATAAATCATAATCCTATTGGTGCAGCACAATCATTTTCAACTATAAATTTTGTACAGAGTAATAGTCTTGGAATTGGAACTGATACATTAAGACCTACTGCTGGAGATACTTCTACTCCAGCTGGATCTGGATTATCTACAATATTTACATATGATTTATGGGGATATGTTGGTGCTGGTGCTGATGCACCTATCTATAGGATGACTAAGGTTGGTATTAAGAATAATAATCCATCTAAAGAATTAGATGTAACTGGAGAACTTCATGTTACTGATGATGTTGATTTTGACTCCGATTTAAATGTAGATGGTAATGTAAAAATTGATCTTACTTTAGATGTAGATGGTGCCACAACACTTAACAATACATTAGATGTAGATGGTGATACTACATTGAATGCCACATTAGATGTAGATGGTGCCACAACACTTAACAATACATTAGATGTAGATGGTAAGACAACATTTAATGATGTAACAGATTCAACAAGTCCTACTTCATCTAGTTCTGTTCAAATTGATGGTGGTGTTGGAATAGTTAAGAGATTGAATGTTGGTGGAAATGTTGATTTTGATCAAGCATTGAATGTAGACGGTAATACTGATTTAAATGCGGCATTGGATGTAGATGGTGCTACAACACTTAATGACACATTGGATGTAGATGGTAAAGCAACATTTAATGATACTACAGATGCAACTAGTCCTACTGATACTGCTTCTGTTCAAATAGATGGTGGTGTTGGAATAGCTAAAAAATTATTTGTTGGTAGTAATACAAAAATTGAAGGAACTCTTGAATTAGATAGTTCTTTACTTGATATAAATGATAACATATCTGGACCAGGAGTTGGTCAAACTGATTATAGGTTATCATCTGTTGGGACAGGGGTATCTTGGAGACCACCTGGTGTTGAAACTGATAATGCTATTTGGGTTACTATGGATGGTAGAGATACTAATACTGGTTTATTAGAAGGAGATGCTAAAGCAACTATTGGTGCAGCTGCAGCAATTGCAAAAGAAGGAGATACTATTATTATTCGTTCTGGTACTTATGTGGAGAATAATCCAATTGGATTAAGAACTGATGTTTCTGTATCTGGTGAAGATTTAAGACTTGTAACTATTGTTCCTCAAAATAGAACTAAAGATGTATTCCATGTTAGAAGAGGATGTTTAATACAGAATCTTAACTTCTCTGGTCCTCAGGATGATGGACAAGGTGGAGTTTCCTATGATCATACTGGATGTGCTGCTGTTGCTTTCCCTCCATTAATTGTAGCAGATCAAGCAAATACAGGATATATTGCATTAGGACCAGCAAATGAAGGTCCTAGTGGAAGATGGAAATCTCCATATGTTCGTAACTCTACTAATTTTATGACTGGAAGTATTGGTATGAGAATTGATGGAAATCATGCTAATGCTGCTTATGATGGAACCAATGATCTAGGACAAGATTTAAAATCATTTGTTTGTGATGCATTTACTCAATATAATCAAAATGGTATTGGAGTATCACTTACTAATAATGCTTATGCTCAGTTAGTTTCTATCTTTACTATTGGATGTGATATTGGCATATCTGCTAGAAGTGGAGGTCAATGCGATTTAACAAACTCTAACTCTTCATTTGGTAATTATGGTTTAGTTGCTGATGGTGTAGGTGCTACAGAATTTACTGGTACAACTACTGAAGATGTTGCTGCTGATATAGATGTTTATAAAATAGATAATTTATTAGATAATGCTGGTAATTATAGAAAACCTTTTGATGGACAAGGAGTATTCTTTAAACTTAGTTTAGATAATTATACTGATACTACTGCTACAGGAACTCTAACACAACCTTTACAATTAATTAGAAATATAAGAGTTACTAATGGTGGTTCTGGTTATAGTCAAGCAGCACCCCCTATAGTCACTGTTCCAAATCCTCAAGGTCCAGAAGGAATCATTGCTGAATTTTCAGCAAATGTAAGTGCTGCTGGAACTATTAGTTCTGTTGATGTAATTTCTAGTGGTAGAAATTATCTTCCAAATTCTGGAACTGGTCCATTACAATCCATTGCAGTTAGTATTTCTGGTAATGGATCTGCATCTGCAGAAGTTGATTTGGATCCAATTTTATATACTGTAAGTGTTGCAACAGAACCAACTACAAATGTTGGACTTACAACTGTTACTTTTAATGAATTTATTCCTTATGCAGTTGATTCTGGAACTGATGTAGAAATGGTAAGGCTTAGTCGAATTATTACCAGTTCACATTCCTTTGAATATATCGGTGCTGGTACGGATATAAATAAAGCGAACCCCTTCCAAGGTGGAGAACCTATAACAGGTCAAGAAGTTATTGCTATAAATGGTGGTCAATGTCCATACACAAGTACCGATCAAAAAGGTAATTTTAAAATTGGAGATGGATTAACCGTAGATCAAACAACTTCTACTATTAGAGGAAGAGATTTTAACCGAGCAATACAAGCACAATTAACACCATTAATATTAGCGTTGAGATAATATGGCAATAGCACCAGTTAATAAATTTATATCTGTCGCTGTACCTGTAGCACCAGGAGAGCAAAAATTATATGAAGTTCCAACAGGGACATCTGCATTATTGTTATATGCACAAGTCGCCAATGTTGGTGTAGGAACATATCCAACTTGTACTTTTATTCAAAGAAGAGAATCAAGAAGTACTGGAAATGTAAGAGATATTAGAGTTATGAAGGATGTGGAGATTCCACCCAATGATGCAGTTATATTGATTGATGGTAGAATGGTTTTGGAAAAAACACCATTAGTTGTAGATCGTATATTAATTTCAGGAACTCAGAGTGGAGTAAGTACAATTAATGATGTTCAATATCATGAACCATCAGGTATTGCTACAATAAGAACAATAGATCCTCATGGATTTAATGTTGGATCTGAGATCACTTTAGCTGGTATAGCATTTACCTGTGCAAATTATTCTGGAATAACTACTACAATATTCCCATTTCCACAAAAATCATATGTAGTAGATAGTATTGTTGATAGTGTAGGAACTTCTAGAACTTTTACTTCATTAGTTGGTAGTTCTAATAGTATTACTCATTATTATAATCCCGCAATACATAAATTTATTAAGGCATCAAATAATGCAATATCGGTGACTGGTGGTGGTCATGGACCATATACTCCTACTTTTGCTATATATGAACCAAAGACTGGTATTTGCACTTTAACTATAAAGGAGCATGATTTCTTTTCTGGTGCTTCTACATATTCTGGAGATATAACTGGTGCTTTATATAATGCTCCTTCTGGAATATTGACTGTTACTACTAATAGTGATCCTGGATGGGCTACTGGTGATTTGGTTAAGTTTGATCCTGGGTCTTTGTCATTTAAATGTGCAATGGATAGTAATACAGCAACTAAAACATATCCAAGATCAACAGATCCTGCTAGTCGTTCATGGAAGAAAGTTACGAAAGTAGATCCTACTAATTATAGTTTAAATGTTGGAGCATCACCTTTTGATTATTTTGAACCATCTGAGGTTGAATACAGTGCTAATACTGGTATCGCAACTTTTACTATCGGTAATCATTCATTGTCAGCAGGTACAAGTATTAGGTTGGCAAAGGCATCTGTTAAGTTTGTTTGTGCTCAAGATGGTTTTAGTGCAGTAAAGTCTTATCCCAGACCTGCAGATTATGAAAGTGCGGGAACACCTGCTACTGCCGACTCTGCATATAATACTGCAGTTAATATTACTGCGGTTACTGATACAACAATAACAATGAATGTTGGATCTTCATCTTATGTTGGAGTTCATACTTTTGTTCCTACAACTACATCAACACCCACAGATGTTGCATATAATCCATCTACAGGTGTAATGACTTTAACTATTAATGGGCATGGCTTTGAGAATGGTGATGCAATTAAGATTGCTAATAATTCAATAACTTTAAGTTGTACTTATGGTAATAGAACAGGTGTTTCTTCTCATTCATCCTATCCTAGATCAACAGATCCAATTAGTGGACAATGGATACCTATTTCAAATGCTACTACAAATACATTTGATGTTCAAGTAGGTAATGCTGGTATTGCTGGTGGAGAGACTCATCATTTTCAATCTGCAACTGCTGGTATTACAAGATCTGTTATTAGATCTGGTGGTAATTATCTGCATACTTTTGTTGATTATGCAACAAATAGTTTGAAGAGAGTATCTGTTACAGATACTGTTAATATTGCTGCAGGATCATTAGTATTTACTTGTAGTCAAGATGGATTTTCATCTGAACATGGATACCCTAGAGCAACTGATCCAATATTTGGGCAGAATGTTCCAATAATTTCTGCAGATGATAATACAATATCCATTTATGCTGGTATATCTACAGCAGGTGGACTTGTTGCACCACTCCAAATGGAGTTTATGGCCAGTGTTCTAGAGAATAGTAATGCCTAAGTATTTAAGTGGTAGGGCTAAAAGGACCCCTCAAGATAAGTTATCTGCTGATAGATATCAGTATTTGGCTTTAGACCAAGCAGAACCAAATATTGGAGATCCTATTAACCCTAGTGATCCTTCTTATGTTGCTCCACCCACTGGAGCACAATATCAATTAGTATCGGTTATATCAAATCCAGGAGATAGGTATTGGGTTCCTATTACTGGTGGTACGATTCCTGGAGTTATTAGTGTTTATGATGAAGGAACACTTGTAGGATCTGCCAATAGTATTAATCAACTTAATTTTGTTGGTCTTGCAATTACTGCAAATGCGAATCCTCTTGGATTTGCTGCAACAATTACAGTATCTCCTCCTGGTCCTAATGGAAGTGTATTATTTAAAGAATCGGATGAATTTGCAACATCTCCAAAATTAGTATTTAATAGTTCTGTTGGTATTATTACTGTAGCAAATGGTTTAGATGTAGGAATTGGTAGAACTATATTTAATGCAATTGGTGTTGGTGATTCTTCTTATGTTGGAATTGGAACGGATGATCCAACTCAGAATTTACATCTCGATGGTAATTTAAGGATAACAAAAACAATTTATGATGTTAATAATGATCCAGGAAATATAGGTGAATTATTACTTAAGGGTGTAGAAGGACTTGAATGGACATCATCATCAAGTCTTAATGCTGGTGCTGGTGGAACTTATTATGAGGTTCAATATCATAATAGTGCTGGTGTTCTTGATGGTTCTCCAAATTTTGTTTGGAATAATACTTCAGGAAGTGGACGTGTAGGTATTGGAAGTACTCAACCAACTGCTTTATTAGATGTTGTTGGTGTTGCTACTTTTAAAGATAGTCTTACTGCTGAACAATTTAAAGTAGTTGGATTTTCTACTTTTCTTAATCGTATTGATGCTAATGGTGGTATAGTTGCTTCTACTGCAAGAGTTAGTGATCTTACAAATGGTCGTGTTGTTTTTGCGGGATCTTCTGGAGAATTACAAGATGATTCTGATTTAACTTTTGATGGATATACTCTTGCTAGTACTGGAATAAGTGTTTCTGGTATTACTACAACTGCTAATTTAAAAGTAACTAGTGTTGCAAATATTGGAGATGTTCAAATATCTGTAAATAAAGTTGAATCTAGTGCTGGTAATTTACTTATAGATGCTGTAGGTGGAACAGTACAAATTGAAAAAGCATTATTTGTAAATAATTCTGCGACATCTACAAATAAAGATACTGGATCAATTGTTACCAATGGTGGTGTTGGTATTGAAGAAAATTTAAATGTTGGTGGACAATTAAATATAGCTGGTGTAACAACTCTTGCTAGTAGTGGTGGTATTACTACCACTGGTGGAGATTTATATGTTGGTGGAGATTTATATATTGGGGATGATGTTGTTTTTGATGAAGGTAGGTTTGAAAGACTTATTGTAAGTCCAGGAATTGCAACATTTAAAGGAGATGTAGAGTTTCATGGATCTGGGGGATCAAAGTCATCTTATTGGGATAAGTCAGATAATTCTTGGAATTTCTTTGATAATGTTAAAACAAAATGGGGAAATAGTGGAGATTTAGAAGTATTTCATGATAGTAATAATTCATACATAAAGGATGTTGGAACTGGAGATCTTATAATTCAAGGTGCTGCTGATGTAGCAATTCAAAATTCATCTAGTGAAAGTAGTGCAGTATTTAATACTGATGGTGGTGTAGAATTATATTGGAGAGGTGTAAGTAATTCTGGTAAGAAGTTTGAAACTAATAGTAATGGTGCTATTGTTTATAATAATTTCGATGTAGAAGGTTTATTAGATGTAGATGGAAATGCTTCATTTAATGCAAATGTAACATTAGGTAATCAAGTTACTGATGAAGTATCTTTTACAGGAAAAGTTGCTACTAATGTATTACCAAAAACAACTACTACTTATGATTTAGGATCTGATTCTAATAGGTGGAATACTGTTTATGCTAATGAATTTAATGTAACAAATCTTGTAGAAAGTACAGAGGTAAGAGTTGAGCAATTATTAGTAACTGGTATTGCAACATTTAAGGATGATGTAGAGTTTCATGGTAAAGATGGAACTAAGGAATTATATTGGGATAAGGATAGTAGTACAAAATCTTACCTTAGATTTCTTGATGGTGTTAAATTAACATTTGGTTCTGATGGCGTTTCTAGTGAAGGACTTAGAATCTGGAATGCGGCAAATTCACCAACTGTAAATACTACTTATATTGATGGATCATATACAAAAGGGTCAGTTTATGTTTGGGGTGGTCAAGATGGATTATTTTTGCAAGGAAAAGGTGGAGAATCTAGTGTATCTTGTTTTCCTGATCTTGGAGTTCAGATTGCTTATAATGGTAATACAAAAATAGAAACATCACCAATAGGTGTATTAGTATCAGGAACAACTACTACAACAGATCTTAAAGTAACTGGTGATGTTGATAGTAATTTAATACCAAAAACAAATGCAACTTATACTTTAGGAACTACTGATAAAAGATGGGATATTGTTTGGGCAAATAGAATAGAAGGATTAACTAATGTTGATATTGATCATCTATATGTAACTGGTATTGCAACATTTAAGGATGATGTACAGTTTCATGGTGTTGCTGGTGTTACATCTGCATTTTGGGATAAGTCTGATAATAGACTTAAGTTTAATGATGAAGCACGAGTTACCTTTGGTACTGGAAAAGATTTAGAAATATATCATACTAATGAACTTAGAGATCAAGTTGATTCTAATGGTGATTCAATTGTTGATGGTAGAACCACATATATCAGGGAGAAGGGTTCTGGAGGATTAATATTTAAGACAGACGGTGCTGATGGACCAGGAGCATTTCAATTCTATGATTCTAGTTGGAAACCACTATTAAAATTACATAGTGGTAATCGTGCAAGAGCTGCTTTATTTTTTAATGGAGTACAAAAATTAGAAACAACACAAGCAGGTATATTAGTTGGTGGTGGTATTACAGCATATCAAGGTGGGTTAACCATAGGAGATTCTTCCTCTTTAATTGCTGGATCTGGTGATATTGTTACTGATGGTGGTAGTGATGGTATATTTGGTTTTTATAATACAACTAATGATGGATCATTTAACATTAATATGAAGGATAGTGGATCCTCTCAAATTACTATGCTTAGTGCTAAGGTTTCAACTGGTATAATTGCAGGTGCTAATATAACACCAGATACTGATGGAACACGTGATTTAGGATCTTTATCTAAAAAATGGGATAAAGTTTATGCACAGGAATTTGTTGGTGCTATGAATGCAATTGTTGCAAGTGCCACTACAGCAACTAATGTTGTAGGTGGTATAGCATCTGTAACACAGTTACATGTATCTCCTGGAATATCAACATTTAAAGGTGATGTAGAATTTTGGGGTAATGCTGGCATTGCAAAATCAGTTTATTGGGATAAGTCAGCTGATACTTTAAAATTTGATAATAATGTTAAAGCAACATTTGGTGATGGTGCTACTAATCTTGAACAACTTAAAATTTATTCTAGTTCATTTTCACCAACTGTTCATTTTACTTATATTGATGGATCACAAACAAAAGGGGGAGTTTATATTTACGGTGGTGATGATGGATTATATTTACAAGGAAAAAGTGGAGAAGGTAGTGTAAGTTGTATTCCTGATGCTGAAGTTCAGATTTTTTATGATAATGTTAAAAAAATAGAAACAACCCAGGCAGGTGTATTAGTTTCAGGAACAACTACTACAACAGATCTTAAAGTAACTGATAAAGTTAAGAGTACTTTAAGACCAGATGTAACTTTAAGTCATGATTTAGGTACTAATCTTTTAAGATGGAATACTGTCTATGCTAATGAATTTAATGGAGTAGTAAAAGTAGATGCTCAAGAATTAACAGTTACTAATTTATTGGTAAGTGGTATTGGAACATTTCAAGATAAATTGCATTTACTTGATAATGATGTATTACATTTTGGTGGTTCTTTAGGTGAAGCTGGAGATTTACAGGTTTATCATAATAGTAGTACAGGTACTAATTATATTGATAGTAGGAATGGGCATGTATATATTAGAAATAATACTGTTACTGATCTTGGTGCTAATATCTATCTTCAAGCAAAAGCAGGACAAGAAGGTATTGTTATTAATGATGATGAATCTGTAGATTTATTCTATAATGGATCACAAAAATTTGAGACAACTAATATTGGAACAAAAGTTACTGGACAATTACAAACAACTGGTGATATAGATGTAGATGGTGATTCATATCTTGGTACTGATGAAAATCAAACAGCTTATATTAATGCAAGAGTTGATACTGATATTATTCCAAAAAATAATGGTACAAAAAATCTTGGAGCAGCAACTAAAAAATGGGGTAAAATTTATGCAGAGGAATTTGTTGGAGAAAGTGTTGGAAATGTTGCATTTGCCACTACAGCAACTAATGTTGTAGGTGGTATAGCTTCAGTATCACAACTTGTTGTTGGTGAAAGAGAATATTTAGATGGTGCAACTCCAGGAATATCTACATTTTATGGTGATGTAAAATTCTTTGGTAATACAGGAGTAACATCATCTTTTTGGGATCAATCTGCAAATTCTCTTAATTTTGTTGATGATGTCAAAGTAGTCTTTGGTGATGGTAGTAATAAATTAAACATATATTCAAAGAATGAAAGTAATAATTATATTGATAGTTTTAATACTAATTTAGAACTTCGTCTTACTTCAACAAATGCCAATCAAAAGATTTCATTAAAACCTAATTCAGGTGAAGATGGTCTTGTAATTAATTACCAAGGTTCAGTTCAGTTATATCATAGTAATACTAGAATTTTTGATACTTCTAGTCAAGGTGTATCTGTACGTGGTACAACAGTAGGTGCTGGAATATCATTTTATGAAGCAACTGCTAATGGAACACATAATATTAAAATTAAATCACCTGATACATTAGCAGCAAGTTATACACTTACTCTACCTCCAGATGATGGAGAGCCAGGAGAGCTTTTAAAAAGTGATGGTAATGGAAATTTAGATTGGATATCTGTTGCTAGTGTTGGTGCCGACCCTGGTGGATCTGATACCGAAGTTCAATATAATGACAATGAATCCTTTAATGGAATGACTAATTTCACTTATAATAAGGTTTCAGGCGATATAACAATTGGTGGAGATGCAAAGAATGCTGTTTGGGATAAGTCAGCTGATACTTTAAAATTTGATGCTGATGCTAAGATTCAACTTGGTGCTGATGCAAATGCATTACAAATTTATAATAAGGTATCGGATGGAAATAATTATATTAAAGCAATAAAAGGTGCTGGAACATCTAACTTATTTGTTGATTCTGTAGGCAGTATTTATTTAAGACAGGGTAATACTGAACCTGCTTTAGTATGTAATCATAATGGGTCTACAGACTTACATTTTAATGGTTCGGTACAAGCTAAATTAAAAACTAATATTAATGGAGTATCAATATATGGAAATAGTGGTGTTACTGCGGGTACACTACAACTTTATAATAAAAATGATGATAAAAAGGTTTCATTAACAATACCAGATATCGGAGCAGATTATACACTTACTTTACCTGCAAATGATGGTGGCTCTAATGAAGTTCTTACTACTGATGGAAATGGAATTTTAAGTTGGACTGCTAAAGGTAGTAGTAGTGGTGGTACATCTCCTGGTGGATCTGAGACACAAGTTCAATTCCATGATACAGGAGCTACTTTTGGTGGAATGTCTAATTTCACTTATAATAAGAGTACAAGTGATATAACTTTTACTGGTACTTCAAAAAATGTAGTATGGGATTTTTCTGCAAATGCATTTCACTTTGATAATGATTCAAAGGCAACCTTTGGCAATACTTCATCTGATCCTCATTTACTGATAGAGGCTAATGGTAGTAGTAATAATACTAATATTAGACATAATAACTCTGCTTCTTCAGGATTATATTTACTAAGTAATAAAAGAGTTGAAATAACTGATTTAAATCCAGGATCACCATCTGGTCATATAGGTTTAAGATTTAATTATAGTGATACAAATCATGAAATAGAATTGTTCTATAATAATGTAAAGAAATTTGAAACTACTGATGATGGAGTAAAAATTATTGGAAAAACCACTGCGGCAGCAACATTAGATCTTTATGAAGCAGGAGATAATGGTGGTGGTAAGATTAGGATAAAGTCTCCAGATGCTATAGGATCAGAGTATACATTTACTCTACCTCCAGATGCGGGAGATGAGAATGATGTTCTTCGTACTGATGGTAGTGGAACATTAACTTGGGTTCCTCAATCTGGTGGTGGTGGATCAACTTCACCTTCTGGATCTGATAAGCAACTCCAGTTCAATGATAATAATGTTCTTGCTGGTACTGTAGGTTTAGAATGGAATAAAACACCTGGCACATTAACACAAACAGGTAGTTATATACGATCTACAAAATCAAATGGTGCAAATTTTGCGGAGATACATTCTGATGGTGGAATTGAGTTAAAGAGATCAGATGAATCAGAAACTGGTGGTGGACCTTATATTGATTTTAAATATTCATCTGATGATGACATGGATGCTCGTATCCAAATGGAGACTTCTTCTGGAAGTACGAGTAATGCTGCTTTTTCTGCAATTAAATTTTTAACAGGTGGTGATGGTCTAGCTGCAGATGGTGGTGATGTAGAAGAAAGATTACGTATCGGAAAAGCAGGAGAAATTGGAATTGATGCAGGAAATGGTAGTAAAACTGCTGCTCAAATTTATGGAGAAAGTGGTCAAGTATTAAAGAGTGGTGGTGGTGGGAATAGTGTTTATTGGTCTAATGAAGCAGGTGGTGGTAGTGGATCAAATTATGCTCATGCAGTAGCAGCAAGTGGTAATAATATCTTAATAGGATTAAAAAATGTTACTGATGATACTACTGATAACATTACTTTAGTAAAAGGATCTGGTATATCATTTAGTGCAGTAGATACAACTCTGAAGAAATTTACTATTAGTGCTGATAGTCAAGCTGGTACAACATATGATCTTTCAGCATTATTATCTCCTGGAATAAAATTAACAGGTAGTAATGGTACAAATGATAGTATATTCTTTGATAGTGATAGTACTATATCAATAACTCGTAGTGTAGCACCAGGTCCTGATGGTGGTGGAACTATAAAATTCTCTGTTCCAGCTCAAGCTGGTACAACATATACTTTACCTACATCTCAAGCTACTGCTACTTCTCCAGTTCTATTAAAATTAACACCAGTTGGAGGTGCAGCAGGAGCTAATCAGACTGTTACAATAAGTCCTGGAGACAATATTACTCTTACTGAAAATGGTCAAGGATTTACTATTAATGCTGCTGATGGTGCTGGTTTAGGGATTAATGCAAATATTTCTGATTTACTTAGTCTTGATACAAATAAGATTAAAGCAGTTGATGCTGGTGGATCAGATAAAATATTCTTCTGGGATGATAGTGCCAATAAAGCAACATACCTAAGTGTTGGAGGTGGATTACAGATAATTGATACTGAAATAAGTGCAACTGGTAGTTCAAGTAATACGACATATACTTTACCATGCTCAGGAACAAATGGTACTGGTGGTGCTGTTGGTGGATCAGGTCTTGCTAAAATAACATTAAAAGGATCAGATGACACTACAGATGTTGTACAATTTACATCTGGTAAAGGGATTGTACTTGATAGTATAGTTCCTGGTGGTTTTAGAATTAGTGCTGATGTTGCAGATGGTGGTGGAATTACTAATATTTTAGTAACACAAGATGGCAGGTCTGGTTGTACAAATCCAATAACAGTCGCAGGTACGGCAACAAAAGTAATTAATATTACTAATGGTAGTAATGCTTATGGTACAAAATACGTACAGACTGCTGATCCATCAGATGCTGCAACAATATGTAATGGGGATATATGGTATGATACTAGTGAATCAGATACAAATCAAGAATATGTACAGCCTGTTGGTGCTATTATTGCATATGGTGGATCAAGTGCACCTTCAGGTTGGTTATTATGTAATGGACAATCAACAAGTGGATATGCTGCTTTAGCATCAATTGTTGGTTCTAATGTTCCTAACTATACATCAAAGGATTTATATCCTTACATTATTAAGACTTGATTTATTATTAATTATATTGTAAAATAAATAGAGGAAAAAGATAAGATTATGGCAATTAAAGTTAGATCTGGCGGTCAATGGGTAACTGTAGCAGAAAAAGGTTCTAAGGGTGATAAAGGAGATAAGGGTGATAAGGGTGATCCAGGAGATCCAGCTAGTGGTGGTGGTCAGGTTAAAGTCACTGGTCAACTGCTTGCTTCTCAAACTAGTATAGGTGGACAAGGTTCATATACTGTTCCTGAAATAGAAGTCACTGGATTAAACCATATTATTGAACCATATCCAGATGCGACGGATCCAACAAAAGTGCGTGTTAGAGCTCATGCAACTGTAGTAAATGACAATTTTGACTATCAATATGGTACAACTAATCAATCTAGACCTGCTGTATATGGAGTAAGATATTATCTACATGTACAAGCTTATGCAGAATTTAAAAATCAATCTCCTCGTCCATGGCCACCTCATTTAAATCCTACACAAGCAGGAAGAGAAGGTAACATAAGACATAGATCCCAGTCAGTTACTGGTAATCCTTCTGGTAGTGATGGTAGTATGCCAGATTGGAGTTATCCTGCAGGGTCAACATTTTGGGGTAATGCTGGAGGAGCACCTTGGATAACTGCAACTCGTCTTTCTATGGGTGTATATGAAATTTTGATGAGGAACCCAATGTCATCATGTGATAATTGTAATGCTGATAATCCAGGAACTACAACATATTCAGAAGCTGATGGTGGAGATTTTACTGCCACTAATCCTTATTATGGTGGTAGCACTATAAAAGTTGGTGGATCTTATTATACTGTTCAATGTACACCTACTGAAATGCCATCAGGATCAGCCGATCATCCACCAGATGATGGATATAATATTCCAGCATATCCAGTTGTTTATGAAACTCTTCCAGGTTTTAGAACAATAAGAAATGGTAGAGGTGATAATGCCGAATCTGCTCCAGGTATTATTTCTAATAGATATGAAGAAACTATAGGGACGGATGGTAATATTCCAGCAAATACGACAGTTGTACAACCATATAAATTTCCATATAAAAAACCTAATACCTCTAAAAATGTTGCTGGTGGAAGAGGAAAAACAAATACAAGATTTTATGTAGTCACATATGCTAATTCTGGTTTTGATGGTCAAGGAGTTACTCTGTGGCCTGGATCTGCAGGATGGGATAATCAAAAAGTTGATTGTGGTTTTGATCTTGCAGTTATTGGCATTTAATGTTAAAATAAATATGTTTATATTAAGGTTTAGATAATATGTTTACTTGTTTAGTCGTATATCCACATAATCATTATACATCTGAAGTTACAGGTGTTGCTGAATTGGGTATACAGGCAGGTTTAGGAACTACTGCAGTTAATGAATTAATTAATGATGTTATTCCTGATGGAAGTCCATATACAATTATAAGCCCAGAAGATTATCCAAATGATTGTGGTTTTAGAGATGCATGGGTATGGAGCAATACTTCTCCTATTGGTATTGGAATTCATACTGAGACTGCAAAATCAATACAACGACGTAGATTTCGTATTTCCCGTAACGGTAGATTGGGAAAATTAGATGTAGATTTTGTAAGAGCATTAGAAACTGGTGCTGATACAAGTGCTATTGTTGCTGAAAAACAAGAACTTAGAGATGTTACAAAACTTGTAACTGATTTGGTTATTACAGAAACTACAGTATCTGGTATATGTTCGCAGATTGATGCTACTTGGGATAGAGATAAATGGGGATCTCCGCTTAATAATTTATAAATTATTGACATAATAGTTTTCATATGATATAATCCAAATTATTATAGGATTAATTTATGGATGATGATACTGTATTGGGTGTAGTAATTGATTTATGTTCTCGTAAATTTTTACTATTGAGTGAAGAA